GTTGTACTTTGTGCCAACTGTCACCGAAAGAAAACAATGGAGGAAAAAGACTATCTGAACAACACGACCAAAGAACCGGAAGAAGTGAGACAGTACGACTTATTTGGTGACTTATCATGATTTATCTTGATTTAGAAGCCAACGGTTTGACCCCGGACACCATTTGGTGCGTAGTTACCATGGAAAATGACCATGTTGAGGTACACACGACACCAGACACGCTACGAGAAGCTCTCAGAAGCTCTGTGAGCGTAGTTGGGCACAACCTAATAGGATATGATATCCCTGTCCTAGAGCGTCTCTGGGGCGTCTCAGTGGCGTCTGAGAGGATCATTGATACTCTGGTGTTGTCACGTTTGTGTGACCCAAGTAAGTCAGGTGGACACTCATTGAGGAACTGGGGTAATGAGCTAGGGTTCCCCAAAGGTGATCATGATGACTGGTCACGGCTCAGTCAGGAGATGATTGACTACTGCATACAGGACGTGAAAGTCACTGCAGCAGTCCATCAGAAGCTGAAGCAGGAGATGAAGGACTTCTCCGCTGAGTCCATCAAGTTGGAACACAAGGTCCAGTGTATTGTACAGCAGCAGGAACGCAATGGGTGGGTTTTGGATCAACAACTGGCCCATGAACTATGTGCTACATTCAAGGAGAGGATGAATGAAATCGAAGAGGAGTTACAGGAGAAGTTTCCACCGATTGTCCATGAAAGGTGGTCTGAGAAGACTGGTAAGCGCCTTAAGGACAGGGTGGAAGTCTTTAATGTCGGATCTAGGCAACAGATTGCGAAGCGTTTATCTGGGCTTGGTGTGGTCTTTACGAAGACAACGGACAAGGGCAATCCGATAGTAGACGAAGCTGTCTTGGACACTATTGACCTACCGGAAGCTAGGGCAGTGAGTGAGTACTTGATGCTACAAAAGAGATACGCACAGGTTCACTCATGGCTAGACCATGTGCAGGACGACGGTAGAGTCCATGGTCGTGTCATCAGCAACGGTGCAGTCACTGGTCGCATGACACACCAGTCACCCAACATGGCACAAGTCCCAGCAAGCCACAGTCCATACGGACACGAGTGCCGCTCATGCTGGACTGTACCTCAAGGTAAGAAGCTGGTTGGGTTTGACGCTAGTGGTCTTGAGTTACGGATGCTGGCTCACTACATGAATGACAAGGAGTTTACCAATGTCCTCCTCACTGAAGACATACACACAAGAAACCAGATGGCTGCAGGACTTGAAACTAGACCTCAAGCAAAAACTTTCATCTATGCTTTCCTTTACGGAGCAGGAGAAGCTAAAATCGGAAATATCGTTGGAGGAAGCGCATCTGATGGCGCAAAACTCAAGCAGAGATTTCTACGAAATACACCTGCTCTTGAAAGTCTACGAGAACGAGTTGGTAGAGCTGCTGCAAGAGGCTATCTCACAGGACTTGATGGTCGAAAGCTTCACGTCAGATCCGAACATGCTGCATTGAACACGTTGTTGCAAGCCGCAGGTGCAATCGTAATGAAGAAGGCACTAGTGCTACTGGACGACTACGCAAAGCAGTGGAACATTGACTATAAATTTATAGGGAACATACATGACGAAGTTCAAGCAGAGGTCGCTGAAGCACAGGCTGAGAAGTATGGGTGGCTCGCAGTTGAGTGCCTCAAGGCGGCGGGTCTGGAGTTTGACCTCAGATGCCCACTTGATGGGGAATACAAGGTCGGAACAACGTGGGCAGAGACTCACTAAGGAGAACAATAATGAACTATAAAAGAGGCGAAGGTAAGTACTACAAAGACAATCCAGAAGCAGTGTGGAAAAGAGACCAGACTAAAATGTGGGTTAACGGTAAGTATATTTCTAAGTCACATCCGTTGCACAAGCCCGGACGCTACAAGACGTTTGAAGACGCAGCGTTCAGTAGTCTAGCTAAGTACGAAACCAGTGTGGAAGGACAAGTGTACATTATTACTAATCCAAACTTTGAAGGATGGGTTAAAGTCGGGATGGCTATTGACTCAGAGGACCGCTTGAATGGCTACCAAACTTCTTCACCGTTCAGGGACTACCACTTGCACAGCTTCTGGGACGTAAGTAACCGGAGAAGTGCAGAGGCAGCAGCACATACTGAACTAGAGAAGACCTACGAGCGCAGAGGTGAGTGGTTCAAGTGCACACCAGAGCAGGCAAAGGAAGTTGTCTCTAACATAACGGAAGAGTACAAATGAAAAATGTGTACAATCTAGTGGACGACATCTACAAAGTAGTGTCCACCAAAGAGGTGGAAGACGGAGTGGACATTGATGCTGCCATTGAACAGTTCGGTGAGAACGTCAAGAACCTCATGCGTCAGGAGTTTGGAGAACAGAAGAAGCGGGACGGCAGGACACTACGCATGTCCAACATTGGACGTGAGGATCGTTACCTGTGGAACCTGTACAACGGTGTGGAAGCCAGTGAAGAGATACAGGGTCACACCTACGTCAAGTTCCTCTATGGTCATCTCATCGAAGAGCTTTTGTTGTTCCTGACTCGTGCAGCTGGACACGAGGTAACTGGTGAACAGAAGCAGTGTGAAGTCGAAGGTATCAAGGGACACATGGACTGCATCATTGACGGTGTTGTGACTGATGTTAAGTCAGTGTCCACGTATGGCTTCAAGAAGTTCAAGGACAGCACCTTGGCTTATGATGATCCATTTGGATACGTAGCACAGATCAAAGGGTACGCACATTCAGAAGGTGCAACCAAGTTTGGCTGGCTTGCTATGGACAAACAGAATGGACACCTGACGTACCTACTGTATGACTCAGAAGACGAGTTTGCACCTGTGTACGAGAAAGTGTCCTATGACATAGAGGAAAGAGTCCAGTACGTTAAAGAGATGGTACAGCAGGAGGAGCCACCAGAGGTTTGTTACGAAGCTATTCCTGACGGCAAAAGCGGTAACATGAAGCTGGCAGTGGGTTGTTCCTACTGTGCCTACAAGAAGCAATGTTGGCCTGATGTTAGGGGCTTTGCTTATTCCACAGGTCCACGTTATTTAGTAGAGGTAGCTAATGAGCCGAAAGTCCCAGAGATCCAAGTTCCGTAGTCTGTTTGAGAAGGACGTATCGAAGCTGCTGAAGGGGTTTCAGTATGAACCATTCACAATTCCGTACACGATACACAGAAACTACAGGCCGGACTTTGTTCACAGCAAGTCAGGGACAGTGGTTGAGTGTAAAGGATTCTTCAGAGAAGGAGACACAAAGAAGTACACCAGTATTAGGGACAGCTTACCGAAGCACCAGCGTCTCGTGTTCGTCCTGATGCACCCCAACAAGAAGATCAGGAAAGGAGCTATGATGACGATGGCACAATGGTGTGACAAAGAAGGAATAATGTGGTATACTATAGATACACTTGAGGAGTTGATTAGCGATGTCTCTAACAATGGAAGAAATTAAGGAAAGGATACTCATGTTCTATGACCCTGACGATCTTCTGGAAGCTCTGGAGATCTCAGCAGAACAGCTGTTGGACAGGTTTGAAGACAGGCTAATCAACAGACTAGACAAGTTTGAAGAGGAGTTTGAGATTGAAGAGGAGAACGAAGATGAGTATTGATAATGCTGCGATAGCTGAGTGGGACATAGTAGCTAAACCTGAGCATTACAATAAGGGTGACATCGAAGCCATTGACGCAATCAAGGCCAGTATGTCACCAGAGGAGTTCAAAGGCTATCTCAAGGGGAACTCCCTGAAGTACTTGTGGAGGTATCACTATAAGAAGAAACCAGTTGAGGACTTACGTAAGTGCCGCTGGTACGTAGACAGGTTGATACAGGAGCTAATATAGTGAAAGTCATTGAAGGACACTTTGGAGACAAGGATGAGAAGATACCAGTATCAGCGGTATTTGGAGCTATTTCTGGTGTGGAGGATTTAGACAAGTATGAGGACGCCTTCTGTATCGTCAAGTCAGAGGACTACGTTGTTATCTCTACGAACATGGACACGTTCCAACTGTACTTTCTACTGGACCAGTTAAAACTATCATTGATTACAAGAGGAGACTACGAAATATAATGGACGCATATCAACAGTACATACACAAGTCCAGATACGCAAGGTATCTACCGGAGGAGCAGCGCAGGGAGACATGGCGTGAGACAGTGAACCGCTACTTGGACTTCTGGGTCAACAAAGAGAAGCTGACACGCAAGGAAGCCGACAGCCTCTTTGATGATATTCATAACTTGGAAGTGATGCCCAGTATGCGAGCACTCATGACTGCTGGTGAAGCACTTGAGCGTGACAACGTGGCTGGCTTTAATTGTTCCTACTTGCCTATTGACCATCCAAAAGCATTTGACGAGATGATGTACGTCCTCATGTGTGGCACTGGAGTTGGCTTCAGTGTGGAGCGTCAGTACATCACAAAGCTACCAGAAGTTGCAGAGGAGTTCCATGAAACCGATACCGTTATACACGTCGCCGACAGCAAAATTGGATGGGCTAAAGCGTATAGAGAACTTATCGCAATGCTGTATACAGGTCAAGTTCCTAAGT